AAAGATTGTAGTGACCTCAACTCATCAACCAAGTCTATTATAACAGGGTCGCTAACGTAAATCTCTTTTTCTAAAACATTGCCTATAATAACTTCAAACAGGCTGAGCCTATTATAAATATCATCATAGAAATCTCTATAGAAAGAAATTATACTAATTGACCTAAACAAAGCAATTGCTAATACTAAAATAAACAGCAGAAAAACAACCAATACTACTTCCATGGCATCTCACTTTCGGTTGGTGAACATACTAATCTTAATTCAGAAGTGTTATCAAATAAACTAATATATTCATCAAGACTTTCTATTTTCTTTCTCTGTAGAGTGTATATATCAAATTGTCTTTCTGACAGAAAGTCCCAAATATTTTGAGCAACATCATTATACATATTTAATAAATCTCTATGAACCTCTAAGAACATAAGTGGCCGCGCAATCATTAAATACTTCTCAGCGCCAAGCAAAACACGATAATCATAACCTTCCACATCTATCTTTATAGTATCAGGCAGTTTACGTTGCTTATCTATTGTGTATCTATAAAAATCATCTACCGTTGACATTTGACTATATGATGGTGGTGCACCACCTTTATCTATTTTAAATCTTGGGTCATCCTTCTTTTCATAAGTGACCGAAAGAGTATTAGAACCTCTTTCAAGTAAAAACTCACATTGGCCTTCTTTATCGCCCATGAACACTTCATAAACATAAACATTATCTAGTCTATCATCTTTATCATTGTGGACTAGTATCCTTCCTAATGTAGCTACTCCAACCTTACTTGGTTCAACACAATAAGCATATTTTCTCGCATCATCATTGTTGTTTACTAAAAAGGTAAGAGACATAAAGCCGATATTACCACCAACATCTAATAAACACTCTCTATCTCTTGTTAGTTCAATAAAGTTTTTTAGTTCATGTGCTTGACCAGATTCATCATCCCATTCTTGATTGTAAGCATCAGCAATATCTGAAAGGTCACTTGGAACATTTAAACTAAGCGTATCTTGAATGTTTAATACTGCACCCTGCTTTTTTGGGGTTAAATGTTCAAAGTTAATTGTCACGTTTTGCCTTCTTCCTCTTTTTAGTCTTCTTTTCTTCCTTGTTGGTAGTGTTATTAACATCTCTTACCAACTGTTTCCAAGAAGTCTTACTAGTAAAAATCCACTCTCCACCACTAACTAACTTGAGAGCTTCCTCATCTTTTACACGGCGAATGTAAGTTGATGGGGATACACCTTCCTTAACATCTGCCATTTGTATTGTTTTCATTCGGGTTTCCTTATAAGAATCTTTCCGTTTGTTGTGTCAAAATAATGTCGTGCATCAATGTGTGTGTAACGACCAATACCAGCATTTTCTAATTCAATGTCAGTGAGTCTACTTTGTTGTGATAGAAGTGTCTGTAATGTAAACATAAAAGTACCGTGTGTCTTAATGTATCTGTCAATACGAGAGGCCATTCGTTCTACTTCAATATTTCCATAGTACCCGCCTCCATCATCTTGTGCCTTCACATAAGAAAACTGACCGATTGCCAATGAAGCAATCAGAGTTAGTGTTCCGATTACAGCAAAAAACTTACTATTCATTATTCAATAACCTTTCCGTCTACATCTACTGTGCGAACTGTTGTAATCTTTGATTGCTTTGTGCTAATAACAGTAAAGTCACTTTCTCCTTTTAGAATCTGATGAACCTGTGCCTCAGCATAAGAAGCACTATCAGCAGAAACCAAATAGTATTCCTTTGTCTTTTTGACCTTACCGTTGCCGTTATCAATCTCAAACTGAACTGTTGTTTCCCAAAACTCTGCCATGTGATTCTCCTTGTTAGTATTGATGTTCAAATAATGCTGGTTTTATGATTCCAACATTACACTTTTTCTTGACCCAACTATCTCCTATATTGCCTTCAAAGTCGGGGTGACGGGTGTATTCTTTTAAAACACGGTGTCTTAAATCTAAACCTATTTGACTAGCGTATTCTAAAAACCAATCTCTTCTACATAGAAAAGGGTTGTTAGACCAGTGAGCGTATTGTGAAGACATTCTCCACATCTCAATGTCATCATCTTTAGCAATCAATTCACAAATATCTAAATTGTTATGTCCGTATTCATCATCAGCGGTAAAACCTAAATGCCAAACGTATGGTTCAAAAGCGTGTCTACCACCTTTTTCAAACCAGCTTTTTGTTTCATTACAAGTGGTAAAATGGTCTTCTAATGACCTATACTTTACAAGGTCTAACTCATTTTGTTTTACCAGTTCTAAGCCCATAGAAAGTTGACGGTAGGTTTCTTCCTTAGATGTAGGTAATATAAAGTCGTTCTCCAAAAACAAAACATAGTCAGACTCAGCAACATTTATAGCACTGACCATACCCCAACCTATACCAAGATTATATTCACACCCACAATAAACCATTTCGTAATCTTCGGCAAGTGAAATATCATCTTTGCTCATTTTGTTGAAGTAAATGAAACTTTCGTCAACCATGTCAAGAAAACCAGATTCGTTATAAGAATCCAAAGTCTTTTGTATTTTTTCATGGCGTTCATAGCTAAGAATACAAACTGCTAAGTTTTCTAATTTCATTATGGTTTCCAGAATACATACATAGGTTCATGTTTCATAATCTTACCATCTACTTTTACAGAGTTGTCAAGCCCCTCTTGGTCAACGCCAATCATGGAGGTCATCAACATTTTGATTACACCTTTATACTCAAGACCAAACTCTTCCAAGAACTTTCTACTATCTTGTTGTAGTGGCAACCAACCTGTGGGACAGGCCTTTGTCTTGTTTACCTTAATGTCAGCAATATTCCATACCAAGTATCGTTCATTGTTCAACCACTCTGATGCTGTTTTCAAAGTATTGTAAAGAAACCCATCACGCCAATCTTCATATGTTCCGTAAGCCTTGAATGATTGTGTTTCATCTTGACTATACTGTTCACGGAAGAAATAAGGTGGCGAAGTAAACACAAAGTCCAACTTACCTTTATACTGTTGAAAGTCGGGGTGTTCTGAAATGACCTCACTACCTTGATTGAAAACATGATGAGTGTTTTCAAATCTAAACGAGTTTCTCTTTTCTTCTATTTCGGCAGGGTCTAACTTCTTGAAATCCCTCTTATACATCTTAATGTATTCGGGGTGTTCTGTGTTAGGCACTGCCAACTTATTATAGAAATCAGCAACCCATTCATAACGTGATTGTGTTTTTACTTCTCCGTCAACTTCTGCAGTGACATTATGATTGTCGGTGTTAGGATCGGTGCCGACATAGTGTAAGGGACGAGCAGTAGACAATGCTCCGAGTATACGACCACCCCAACCAGATGATGGATCATAGACAGTAATCTTCTGGTCTTGTGGAATGTGTTTCGTAAAAAACTCATAAAGAAAACGGGCTGTAAGAGCAGGGAAATTAACGGCAGGTTGACCCAATCCCAAACGAAATGTTTGAAGCGCTTTAGGGAAAATCTTAAACTTTCTTGGGTAATACCTAACGAGATACATCGTGTACAACCTTCTATCAATTTCATCAAGTCTTTGACGTTCGACAAACTCTTCATCAGTTTCTTTTCTCTTTTGTTTGATAGGTTTTCTATCGCTGTGTGTATAATCCTTTACGCCATCAATTCCACCACAATACTTCAGCATAGCATCGTCAACAATACCATTCTCATACATCTCTCTTACCTGTGAAGGCACTAGTGTAATGTATCCTTGCTTTTGATACTTGGTTAGAATCTTATCAAGGTCTTTATCCTCATATGGACGCAGAAAGATTCCGAAGTCTTCACTATTAGTATACTCAGTGATAAAGTCGGTAGCACTATCTCCCGTCCAATCAATGTCTGGATTCTTTTTTGTATGTAGTGACTTAGTATAGCTACACATACTATCTTTGATAAGTGTCCGAAGCATAGCGTGTTTGAATTGACTTCTCATATTATCATCAGCGAAGTAATCATAAACACTACGAGCACCATCAACATTTACACCAGTAGTTATTCTGGTCTTCAACATGGTGGGGAAAAATTGATTTACTGCTCCAGCGTGTTTGGAAAAGTTTGCAATGATACCAAGTGATTCGGGGTCATCGGGGTCATCAATGTAGAAGTCATCAATATCATAAGACCTTAGTTGAGAAAAAGCCTTTATCATGTCTTCTTCATTCTTACCGATTGTAGGGGGCGTTGGACTATCTGGGTCGTCCCACTGTTCCATAATCTCTTCACGAAGCCTATCAATCCATTTGTCCAACTCATCAAACGACATTTTTACAAGGTCATCATAAAGGACATTGGATTCAAAATTTACTATGTTACTTTTTTCGTAGAATGGCTTAGCCACGAAACCTCATTTCGTTTTTATTGTTTCTATTATAATAACTTTTTTAATCAGCGTAAACTAATTTTACCATACGGGCATTGTCATACTTGTATGGTCTAACATCAACACCCTCTAAAATATCAATACGGTCAGTGTATCTCTTATTCATCACATCACGGACTTGATACACTCCCGATTTTTTACCTGCATCAACCCATACGTAATCTCCAAACTTTAGAAAGCCTCCATTTTTTACTAACATATTTTGAGAGACAGCAACATAACGATACTCGCTTGCTCTGTCAACTTTTATTACTGTACCGTCAGCGGTTATGTTCGGGGTAGAATCAGTTTGTTCTGGCACTGGTTGATACATAGTAACAGTGACATTATGAACATTGTCTTTGTTTTTGTTTAACTCATCACTACATTTCTTTAGTGTTATTTGTAGTCCTACAATAGAACTAGTAGCAGCTCTCATTAACTGATTGCCGGAATCTACTAGTAATTGTAGTTTATCATTTTTGGATCGTAGTTCATCTATGATTGACTTCTTTTCAATAGAGTGTGCTATAAAAATTATAGACAGAAGTGTGATGATTATGGTCTTTATTGTTTCTTTTCTCAACTCTAATCTCCTTTTATAATTTTAATTATATACTAATATAAGGAAATTGAAGTGATTTGTCAAGCACTATTTTCATATACCTGCAGCCACTAAGGGTCTTCAATTTTTTCAAACAAGGCAGAATTTTGCTCTTTCCATTCTGTCCACTCATTTTGCTCATCTTTTAGCTCAAAATATTTAGTGTTTACTTCTATATATTTCATCTCTTCATCGGGTAAATCATCTTCTGCATAGATTGCTTCTACGGGACATTCGGGTTCACAAGCACCGCAATCAATACACTCATCGGGGTCAATATATAACATGGGTTCATTTTCACCATCGGTTGGGTGAATACAATCAACAGGGCAAACGTCCACACAGGCTTTATCTTTTACATCAATACAAGCATTGGTTATAAAATAGGCCATTTAATTTTCCTCATCCGTATCTTGTAGTTCATCTAAAATCTCATCCAAACTATACAACTCTTTACCTTCTTGTATGTTCGTCTTTCTTTTCTTTTGTTCATCGGACAAGTGCTTGTCTAGTATTTCTTTCATAACCTCATCTTCTACTTCTTTATTAATCAAAGTATTATCTATCTCTGAGCCTTCTAATGCTGCACAATAATCTTCTAAGTATTGGACATAATCAAGTAATTTTTCTTGGCGTTCTATTAGTGTGTTGATAATGTTTATTAGTTTAGCTGCATTTTCTGATTTTGACCTTCTACTCATTATCACTCCCCTATTTTAGTCGAGCAAAGTATCCAACTCAAAGTTTGGTAATGGTTTTTCTATTCTAAGATTTTTCAACTCTGCATTTTGTATAACTACCTTAGTGCCACTTACAATATGTTTCTCCCCATCTTTATTCACTTTTACATTGTATAAAAAGAATGTTGTTTTCCAAAGTGTCACTCTAACTATTCTGCCTGGCCTACCATCAAGCAGAATAATGTCATCGTTGTTGTAGTCGTTACCAACAAAAACCAACAACCCAGATAGAAGTGATTCTATACTTGTTTTGAAGAACAATACTAACAGACCTGCCAAAAACATCCATCCGTATTCACCTATCAACAAACTAGTGCTAGATTGTATTGCTTGTTCTAATTCTTGTGTTGATTCCAAAATTTTTCTCCAGTTGGTATAAAATTTGTTTCATATACTTTAGGCGAATACACCAACTGTTTTATGAAAGTTCTTCTGTAATTCTTTCCCTAACGAGAGAAAAGTTTTCTTGTATTTCCTTCTCTCTAATTCTTATCAGGCGATAGCCTTCTTTTTTTGCAATCCAGTTTTTTAACATATCATTCTTTTTGGCGGCCATAATAACCCAACTTGGTTTACCTTGTGAGTTATGCCAATAGTCACCATCTACTTCTATCAGAAGTTTGTGTTGTGGTAGATAAAAATCATAATATCTCCACTGACCTTTGATATATGGAAGTGGGTGCTCACGCAACCAATCAACACCCACCTCATCTAAAAGACCAGCAATAGCCTTCTCTAACGAACTCATTTCTCTATAAGCTCTATTGACAGGCTTTTTATTCTGTGCTGTTTGAAGTCTCTTTTTTAATCTTTCTACAGACTTCTTATTATACTTTCTGTTTTGCTTCATCTTCGCCATACACAGAAGAATATGGCGCTCCTAAAAGCTCATCCTCATCTTCATTTCTTTTTTCTAACTTTTCTATTCTCTCTTTTATCATCTCCAATTCTACTTGTAGGTTCTTGGCATGATTTCTATAACCCATCATTAGTTTTTCAGTATCAACTATTCTTTTATGAATTGCTGCTAATATCTGTGCTGGTTCGGCTTCTTGAGCCATTTGTATTTGGTCTGGTGTGAGAATTTTATCACTCATCGTCTTTATCCTTTTTTGTTTCCATTCTTTCTTGTAGGTAATCTATTATGTTAAGAACCAATTCATTTTTGTTTTTGTTCTTTCTCACAGTTTCCTCTATGCCCTGTACCTTTTCTTCTTTTGACTCTACTGCAGCTTTGGGAGCAGGCTCAAGTGGAACTTCTTTTTTTGGTCTTTCTTTTTGTGGTGCTGATTTTATTTCATTAGCTATTGTCAGAATGGCAGCATGAAAATCTGAGATGTCGCCACTGATTGATTCTAGCTGACTCAATAAAGTAAAATAGTAATTATCAATAATGGCACTGATGGACTCATCAGCAAAAGTTATGTGTGCAGTTTTATTCAGATCACTAAATGTTGTCTTAAAAATTTCTATGTGACCCAAAAGAGAAATAATACTAGTTAGTCTTTCATCAAGATTATCTTCACTCATTTATCTCTCCGTCTTCTTCAAGAACTACTAATTGAATATTGTCTAATTTACCATTACTATCCATATCAACCTTTATGTCATATTGACTAAGGAGTAAAGGAATATTGCCCTTTGTTTCCTCAAACATATAATACAACATTCTGTTAATACCTTCATTATTTAAATCTTTTATAGAGGCATCATAAATACTATTTGCAATAAACCACTGTTTAAAATGTTCGTTAGCAACCAAGTCTTCATTTGGAAGTCCTTCGGGAACTTCCTTACGTAATACTTCAGCAGCATCTAGCATCTTCTCTCTAATAAAAGTAACTCTGGCTGCTAATGCTTCTTCATTTACATCAAGAATTTTTTCTTCTGATTGTTCTGTCATTTCATAACCTTTCTTTTTTTAGAGGTTAGTCAAAAGCACTTACACATTAATGTTGGTAAAGAACCATTTATGAGAGATACCCAACGTGCATGATACTTTTTGACTAACCTCTTACATTATATCTTTTTCATCTGATGAATCTGAATCACTAATTTCTTTCAGCTCGTATCTTTTTGTTTCTTTATCCAATTTATATAACTCAAAAACAGCACTCTTTTGTTGTCCCTCTTCATCTTCATCATCATCATCATAAAAGAGGTCTTCAGATATTATCTTATCCATCATGTAATCTATGTTCAGAGGTATAAAACTTGCCTTTCCAGATGGATTTAGTATTATGGTTTCCAAAGGGTCTGGCCTAAAAGCATCAAGAATGTTTTGAGCCATAGGTGAACCAACAGTGATATCTTGACTATGAATGTGGTTGCTATTCATAATTTTGTGTATCTTTGGGAACGAAAACTCTACCAAAACAATCTTATCACCAAACATCTTAAAAAGAGTTTTCTTTACTTCAGGCTTATTGACGTATATAGAAGCAATTTCTTGAGAAGTAAAACCAACTACAACCCTTTCATTGTTTGATAACTCAACCGTGTATAAACAATTACCATCGGTATTACCTATGAACCACATTTTATAGCCATTATCAATCAAATTGTTTAATACAATTTGTGCTGTAAGCCTACCTACATTACCCTCTATGTATTCTGCCGTCCATTTTCTTTTGTCTTTTTGCATGAATAGTCTCCCAAATAAATATCAATCTATAGGATTAGGGTCTAGTAATGTCTCTATTATTTCTTCTTCACCTATCAAAGTCTTCTTGCCCCAACCGATACTGCGACCAAATGTATCAGAAGAAAGTTTTACTATCAATACTTTGCCAGGTATCAAATCATCTTGGTGATACTGTAACTTGTTATGCCACACTCTAAAACCTGTTCCATCATCAGCACGGACGTTAGCATAGGGTTTACCTTTCTTGGTCTTTAACATTTCAACCGTTGACACTGTAAGGTAAACAGCGTCATGGTCATCAAGACTATCATCAAAGTTAGAGATGTGTGGCACACCTGCCTGTTCTACTAACTGGACAACCTTGTCGTGTAGTTCTCTATCTTCGTTGACACGGAAGCCGACATACTCTAACTCAATACGGATTTGTTCTTTCTCAGTATACTCATCATCTTTATCAATATCAAAGGCAGCAACAATAGGTGATAAGAACTTGCCGCTGATAAGGTCATTGATAGTCAACTTCTCTTCTTCATCGGGAAAGAGTTTTTCTGTGATAATCTTCAAGTCCCTCTTGGGCATCGTGGCTAATTTGTAATAAATATCCGTAATCTCATTGAGTGACTTGCGACTAAACTTCTGACCACAGAACTGTAGGTCATCAAATAAACCCAAATCAATAAGTAGTTTTAGGTCATTAGCAGAACACATCTTGTATTGTAGGTTGTCCTTGAGAAACTCGTTGAAATCTAACCATCCACCATCGGGCGTATATCTCTTTATCTTACCAAGAACAGACTTACCCAAACCCTTGATACCCAATAGGCCAACGAAATATTGTTCATTAGTAACCTTGAACTCCAAAGAGAAGTCATTGATACTACCAAGTGTAACTTCGGGGTCATCCAACAATGTTCTTGCTGTCTGTAAGCACAGAGCGATTTGGTCGTGGTCATCAGCGTGATGATTCGACATAACCTCAACAAACTCTGCTGGGTGCTTAGCCTTGAAGTAACTAGTCCAATAGGCAAGGATACTATAACTAATGGCGTGAGACTTGTTGAACAGGTAACCTGCATTGTCAATCAACTTACCGGCAACCTGTTTGGTTTCTTCCATAGATAAGACCAGCTTTTCGGGGTGGTCGTATAGATGTTCTTGTAGATAGGCATTACACTTGTCATGGTCTAACGATTCACCAATCTTACGAAGAATGTCACCTTCACCAAAACTAAGACCCAACATATTGAACATCTGAATGAATTGCTCTTGGTAAATCATAATACCTTGAGTCGGTAAAAGTATGTCATCAAACATTGGGTGATGGTCATTACTAACTTCTTCTTCACCATTTTTACGAGCAATGTAAGAATCCAAAGCACCCATCTGTATAACGCCTGGCCGATAGATAGCATTGACAGCAGCAATGTCTTCTATGTTGGTGGGATTACACTGTGACAATACTCTTGAAATGTTTGAACCAGCAAACTGAAAGACACCGTATGTATTCCCCTCACATAAGAGCTGATAGGCTTTATCGTAATAGACCTGTTCATCCTCACTCAACAACTCACGGTCAACAGGCATGGTATACAGGTCTTCTATAGTCATTCCTACCTTGTCCATAATGTCTTTGATGATAGACAAAGTAGAGATACCTAACATATCAATCTTGAGAAACTTCATCTTAGCCAATTCATCTATCTGCCACTCAGTTACCAAGAGGTCATCTTTAGTCTTACGTAGTGGCATCATATCATACAGAGGACTAGATGAAATGATTACACCACCAGCGGCGATGGTCTGATTACGAGCATTACCGTTGAGTGTATCAATAATCTCAACAAAGTCAGAACTCTCTTCTTTTGGCATAGATTGAATAAACTTACGAACCTCTGGTTTATCCTTTGCAATGTCAGCAAATGTAGCCATTGACTTGTTTAGAGAGATGTGACCAGAGATTGTCTTGGCAATCTTGTTGGACTCAGCGAATGGTAACTTCTTGTCCTTAGCTAAATCACGGAACAAAGTATTAACAGAGTAACGGGCATATGCAGCAACCGATGCAATATTAGCTTCACCCCACTTACTTGCTACATACTCTTTTACACGTTCTCTATCTTTATCAGCAAAGTCATTGTCAATGTCTGGTTCTTTGATACGAGTAGGGTTCATAAACCTCTCAAAGAACAGATTGTATTTGAGTGGGTTGAGATGTGTAATACCCAACAACCAACACAACAAAGCGCCACTGGCACTACCACGGCCTGGCGACATCAGAATAGAGTTGTCATAAGCCCACTTACAGAAATCTTGTGTGATAAGAAAGTAATCAATGTAACCTTTGTCGGAAACCAACTCCAACTCTTTCTTAAGAGCTTCAGCGTATCTTGGTATCTCATCAATAGGTATCTGACCAGAATCAACCTTGTCTTGCATACCCGTCTTCAACTGACTAATAATGTATTCATTGTTGTCTTTGAAACCTTCGGGTGTAACAAACTGTGGCTCTTTCAATGTCTCAGTATCAAGTTTAGCGTGACACCGTGAAGCAATAAGTTTTGTAGACTCCACAGCTTCATCAAGGTATTCATCAGCGATAAGGTCACCATAACCATTATTATGCCACAACGCTCTCATCTCATCTTCACTGGCCAAATAAAGAGAGTGGACACCAGCTTCATCAAACTTGCCGTCTGTATTCATTCTCCAGAGGAAGTCGTGTGTCTTGTCGTGTTGTTTCAACACAACGTGTGTATCGTTAGCCAAAACACAACGGACACCTTCATACTTCTTACGAAACAACTCAATCAGAGCAACATTGTAATCCCTCTGTATGTCAAGGTCGTGTGGGTGTAATTCAACGAAATAATTGTCCTTACCAAAGATACCCAACATCCTATCAAAGAACGCTGTCATCTTGTCGGTCTGCTTGGCTTGTAAATACCGTGCCATGTTACTAATCACACAAGTGGTAGTAGCGATAATGCCTTCAGAGTGTTTCTCCAATAAATTCAAATCAATACGTGGCTTACCATAATAACCTTCTGTGTTAGCAAGATAATTTAGGCGAAACAGATTTCTAAGACCCGTATCATTCTCAGCTAACAGCAACAAGTGTGGAGCACGTAGACGTAGTTTGTTCTTCTCCCTAACCTCTGTAGCAGTAAGACCTTTCTTCTCTTCATCAGTAAGTCCTCGTTGATACATATCTTCAACACAATACATCTCGTTACCAAGAATGGCCTTGACACCAGCTTTGGTCATCTCATCATAGAACTCATACACTCCACCCATTGTGCCGTGGTCAGTGATAGCACAGGCTTCCATACCAAGCTCAACACAACGAGCAGCGTAATCCTTAGCCTTACCAACACCATCCAACATTGAGTATGTAGTGTGTAGGTGTAGATGAGTAAAAGTGTTTACTTGTTTTTCATGTAGCGCTGTGGTCAAATCAATCTCCAATCCCAAAAGTTATATACATAATATAACAAATGATTTCTGTCTTGTCAAGAATATTATTCATCATCATCCCAATCATCCTCATCATCCATATTGATTGTATCTTCTTCAAGTTTTTTCTTTACTTCTTTTGCCTTCTCTTCTGCAAAAATAACAAGCACTAAGAAAACTAAAAGAGGAACAAAAACAAAACTTACTAAAAATGTTACTGAACTCATACATTATACCACTTTGGTTTAGTGGAATCATCCTTCCATTTAGCAATGTGTTTCTTTTCTATCTGATAATATTTCCTATAAGCAGCGATACTATCACCTTCTACCTTACAATGTGGGGGCATACATTGTGGTGGTTGAGTGAAATTACCGTAAGGTAAGTTTTTTGGTAGGTGACTAAGGGCGTGTGCAAACTTAGTGTCACAGAGATGTCTTCTGTTGTATCGGGAATAGTATTCTTCACATAGACCAATAAAGTGCCTATACAACCAACTATAATTTTCTGTGGTTTGTCTAGTCCAAATAGTAGACGGGTGATTCTTATGAACCACCCTATAAATAGGTTGACCTGCTACTACTTCAACATTATCAAGAACCCTATGAGCAGTACACAACATTTGAGCACTCTCAAGGGGCATCTTGACAACGTGTTTATCTAATAGATTAGAGGCGGCAACTACGGGGTCTGTATCTACGTAAAAGATATTCATGTTTTCTCCCATTAAAATTTGTATATATAATATACGAAACAATCTATCTTTTGTCAAGCGTTTTTTTAGAAAGCCTCTCCCGTATTACAATCGTATAATAGTTTGCCTGTTTTTGCACAGTAAATCTTATTATCTTGCTCATTAGAACTATATTTGGCACATTGACCCAAAGTCATATACTTTGTCATTTCTTTAATGTCATTTCCAAAATCTTTACCTAGTTTTTCCAATGTCCCATAAAAGTATGTGCCAGGTTTTTGTTTTGTTTCTTTTGCTGGTTTTATCAAATCACTTAAGTCTGCTCCACCTACTGCCATTTGTTTCCTTCTGTATCTCTCATGTGTTTTTGTGGCCTCGTCTTTTAACTTCTCTTCTTCTATCTTTTCCAAGTATTCTGCTGACGGGCTGCTCTTGGGAAGTAGAGCAGCCCGTTGCTTTTCTAACTTGGATTCAGTATCAATAGTGTTTAGTATTTGTCTTGACTTAGCCATTTATTAACCTGCAGCTATAGCAGTGGATTCGGTTACTTCACAAGCGCCACCAGCACAAGCTAACTCACCCGTCAAATCAGTGTTATCAATCAACTCAACTACTTGTGACACATCCACTTCTTTTAGAGTTGACACTAGTTCGGTAAACTGTGTTTCATCAATATCCTCAAAAGGTAGTTGAGTATAGGTTGAATCAGCAGCAAAGTATGGTAGAACAGAAAGTCCATTGTAAAACTCTTTGTTGTCCCACATCCACTTACCAACTAAATCCCATTCATCTTCTTTGACCGAAACAGTACAAGATACATTATGAGTATTGCTACCGGCAACGTGACCATTAGCAATCCATCTTTGATAAATGTCCTTCACTCTATCCAGCAACTCTATTGATGTTTCATGTCGTAGAATACCACCGTCTTCTGCTTTCTGTGGAATAGAAATGACGGCCTGTGTTTCTGGTTTGAAGAAATCATCTTCTACTAGTTCGGGGTGATTTATTTGTAAGTATGTATAAATTGCTTCGTTCTTACCAACACGAATACGTCTAATGTAATAATCGTTATGCCAAGCATGAACACCGCTTGAAGTTCCTAATACACAAGATGTTGTACCACTAGGCTTCACAGTAGTTACTCTGGCAGCGGGGTTGACACCTAACTCATTGGCATAATACTTATTTGTATCAACAGCAAGTTTAGCAGCAGCTTCCAAGTCTAAACCTTGAACCTTACCACTACCGATACCCGTCATACCCAAACCAAGTAATGCATCTTTCTCTGTTGTCCTACGCCATACATCTCTTAGGTAATGAAAGTTTGTATAAGCGGCTTGTAGTGTTCCTATCAAAGAAGCAGCAGAAACTCTGTTATTCAATTCTTCTTGTGTCTCTATATCACTTACGTTTATCTCACAAAGGTTACAAAACTGAAAAGGTCTTAGAGCAATTTCAGCACAAGGGTTAGTTCCCCAATCTTGGTCATTAGTAAAATAAATGCCTGGCTCCCCAGCTCCACTGGCCTTTACCTTTTCCCAAATATCAAAGAAGTCACTTTCTTTTACTCTATGTCTTACGACCACGGCAGAGTTGTTTGCTCTTGCTCTTTGTGGTTCTGTTTCCCACCAATTACCAAACTTACATTGTAGCATATCTTTATCATCAAGAGAGAATAAACTGATAGTAGCACTTCTACGAATACCACCAGACAACACGGCATCAGCAATCCAACAAACAATGTCATGTACTTCTAGTGTAGTAAGCTGGTCACCGTTTTGCTTTCTGTTAAAAATTCTACGAATGTTATGGACACAATCTCTGAGGGGTTCTGGTCCTGGCGCTTTGCCTCCACTTGTTACTAGTAGAGCACCTTTTGGTCTAATACCACTAAAATCAAAATCGGGGTCTGGCTTTCCAAGAAAGTAAGCCTTCATCAACATCTTTATACAATCAGCCCAACCTTCAATACTATCACCGACTAAGTATCTACGTTTCTTTGTAGGTATAGTAATAGATGGTAGTTTTTCTACGTGGTGCTTTTGAACAGAATAGCCGACACCTGTTCCACCTAATAGTAAAAACATTACTTCACTAAACGCTCTGTAATCATCAACTGGTAAATAAGCACAATTATAGATTCTTGTAGGTGTTTGAGAGATTGCAGCACCAGCAAACTGCAATGACCTCATAGACGGTAAGACCTGTTTATTGTATACATACTCATAAGCCTTTTCTATGTTAGACTTGAGCTTAGGAAAATTACTTACGTGCATTTCCTTATTACGAGTGATTAATTCTTCCCACGTTTCCCTTCTTTGTTTGTCTGGAATATACCGAGCATACTTCATATGCACAGTAATCTCAGATAGTATTTGTTGAGTTATGTCCAATGTTAGTCTCCGTCATTTGATTGTTGTACGTTCTTAGCTGATTGATAACCGTCCTTAAAAAAACCTGCACCAAACTTGATAGCAGGTGGTGTAAAATTTCTTCTTACATTGTCTGGTGTTTTACACTTGGGGCAGTTTTGTTTTCTGTATCTATCATAATCCTTTATAGAAACTTTTACCTCAAATGTTTCTTTACACTTTTCACAAATGAAATCATAGGTTGGCATTATTTACTTTTTTCCCCAATCTTCTCAACACGGTGTATAAACTCTGTATTACCGTTGTCGTGTGCCAACAAAACTTCATACTCAACTTCCTCATTAGTGTGAAGTCTTTCTCTCTCTATCATTTCATTTGCCATTCTAATTACATCATCTCGTTTTGATTTTGACCGTGATGTGGAGTATACATTTCTGATGTTTATATCAGCATTGCCCCATCGGTGTGTTCTTGTTATTGTAAACCTATCCATTTACTCCGTCCTTGTATGTTCTATAAAGTGAACCGATCTTGTTCTCATTAGTGCCGTCCAATAACTTACTAAGTTTGTCGGTTGTTGTAAAGCCAGTTGGCATATCATCGTTGAGATCAATAAAACTTCTATCAGGCTTCATGTCAATGTTGAAGTTGACGTTGGCTTGTCCCATACGATTCTTACCAATGTGAAACTTACGTTGTGAGAATGTTCCAAAGAAATCAACTACGTGAGCCTTGTTGATAGCTTCACCAACCTTGTCAATGGTAATAACTTCATCATTGAATCCATCACGATTACTTTGTGTTGCTGTCCAAATAGGCTTCTTGATTTCCATAGACAACGCTCTAAGGTCTTCAAAGATACTCTCTAACTCAAATCTCTTTTGTTCATAACCTCTACGTGACTTCATCAAATCACCATAGTCAATAATGATAAGGTCCGGCTCAATGTCATTAGAAATCAAACGACCAATGTGAAACTTGATTGTATTGATAGTGGCAACCTTTGGTGGATACTCTTTGATAAACAACTTACCACCAGTAAATCGTTGCATTTGATTAGCAGCTTCTGTTTGTCTTGAGATAAGTTCTTTAGTTGGAATACCAGTGATACGACTATCATAACGATTACCAACGTGTGATTCAGAAAGTTCAAATGTGTAGTGGACAACATTCTTACCGGCAGCCAAAGCACCATAACCAAAGTTGACCAACATAAAACTCTTACCACCACCTGTTGGTGCCATTACTACACCTAACTCACCAGCGGCCAATCCACCATCCAAAATGTTCTCTTGATCTAACAATGGAAAACCAGTTGGTATAGTTTGTCTGGTGTGAATTTGTCTACGTGATTCAAAACTATCAAAGAAGTCTTGACCTAAATCTTGTTCTGTGTTTATCTTCAAACTATTCTCAATAGTGCTTTGTATTTCTTCATAACGACCTTCCTTAAGAAGATCAACAGACTTTAGGATAGCCTGTTTCATACTCATGTTCTTACAAAACTCTATTGACTTGTCCTTAGCATATTCTATCTCTTGACGATTGACTCTTGTCTGAATGTCAAGCAATACTTCAATAGTGTCTTCTTTCAATGCCCCATCTGGCATTGTTGATATTTCCACCTTTACTGTTTCATATGATGGTGGAGTATTATATTTGTTAAATAACTTTCTTATCTCTGTCCATAGTGTTTTGTGGGCATCACTAGTAAAGTAATCATCCTTCAATGTTTCAAATGACTTCTCAAAGAAAACACGGTCAGTGATAAGACCTTGCAATACGCAATTTTGAAAACCAATTCCAAAAGACTCAAATGTATCAGTATTGTTAGACACCTAAATATCTCCTTAGTTTTTCAAGATGGAAAATGATGCTACCCAATTGTCCAAGTTTGATGGACTTACGTTTTCGTTTAGTAGGTTAATACGAAACTTGTAAGAATTAAACTTGGGTGTATCTCTTTTGTAAGAATTATCTATAGCATTAATGGCTGTCATAGATATTTCTAACTCTTGTAGTTGGACGATACTATAGTTCAACTTAATCAACTTTTCATTCTCAATATACTTTTGATATTTCTTCTCACTACGACCTTTTGCCCAATCTATAAACTCACCTGCATCATAACCTTTATTATCCCACAGAAGATGTATTTGATTACGAGCTGTTTTCTCACCGATACCTTTTACACCTTGTATGTTATCACTCTTGTCGCCAACAACGGCCTTGAGTAAGGCATAGTTTGGTGGGTGAATGTTTTCTTTTTGATGCATCCACTCTAAGTCAATGAACTCACCTTGTTTGTTAGTCTTTGTTTTTACTGGTCTGAATACACTAGTATTCTCATCTACTAGTTGTAGATAATCTCTATCAGTGCTAACGATAATCTTCTTACGATCTCTGATAGTATTCTTACACATATAAGCGATAACATCATCGGCCTCTAAGTATTGAACAGCTACTTGTTTCAATGGTAGAAACTCCATAGCCTCTTTTAGAGCACCAAGTTGTCTGGCAAACGCTTCCTTTTCTGTCTCGTCTGATGTCTCAAACCCCCTTCTCATCCCAACCATTTTACGACCACGTTTGTAGTCCTCTAACTTCTTCCTTCGTTTCTGAGAAGAGCCAGCACCTTCCCAAGCGATTATACACTCACTTGGTGAAAACTTGTTGATGTAACTTTGAAGTGCATTTAGACTTCCATAAAAACCACCTACGTGTTCACCATCATCATTGGTCAATGGTATTGATGAAAAACAACGACAATAAAGATTGAGTAAGTCAATCATTAATACAGGCTTATCGGACACTTGTTGCTCCTTATAATAGGGTAAAGTTAAAACCATTAGATGTAGTGTAGTAGCATTTCTTGACACCGTAGTCTTTCATTATCTTATAACAAGACTTACATGGGTGTGCTGGTTTGAGTAAACCGTTTCTATCTTCTCGGTAAACATACATTGTTGACCCTTGCAGATTGTCCTCATATCGGTAGGGGTTTACCTTCAAGAGCACATCTAACTCAGCATGGATACTGTGTGCAAAAAAGTCATAATGTTTTCTAAGCATAGGGTGGCTTTTATCTTTATTACACCCTACGAAAGTCTTACCATTTTTAAGAATTAAAACTGTACCAAACCTAGTATGATGCATACTTTTCAAGCACTCATTACGAGCAATACGAAACCATTTATGTTTCGTAACTTCTTGTACTGCACTATTCATTTTAACCTTTGGTAGAATAAATATAGACTAGAAAATTTTAGAAAAATGACTATCAATCAAAAAAATTTAAAATCATTTTTAGGAATCTTTTTTAAAGATATTTTTTATGGCAAGTATGAAGAACCAGATGATTGTCCACTGCCACCAAAGTATGGTAGGTAGTCCAAGTGGCGCTATGCCGACATTCCATAGATAAGAAAATATCCATGAAATGCCGACAACCAAAGCACCAAAACCTACAAATATAGACAAACAAATTACACAAAGTATCAAAATACCACTGTTAGAATTTTCTATCTTTTCAGTGACTTGGTTTTGTATGTCTTCTGGTGTAAGTTTTGCGACCATTATATTTCTTCTTCTGGCTGTAAATCTTCGGTGGTTATTTCTTCTTCTCTCTTGTCGGGGTCTTGTTCAATAACAAGAGACTTCTTCACAAGAGCTTTACAATAAGTATGGGCTTCACTACTTTCTGGTTTACGAATCCATTCTACAAACTTACGGTTTTGGAACTCGTATACTTCACCCGTATCCTTATTGGTAATAGATGATTTCTGGGCACTAATCTTTTCAGCATGACCAGCCTTCAGAAGTATGTCTAACCAACTTTCTTCATCTATCAAACCTTTTGTGAAATACATCTTCAATTCTGCTTCACGGTGAGGTGGGCCCATCCTGTTCTTGATGAGTTTTGGTTTGATGCCGACACCAATAACATCTTTACCGGCTTTGACCTTACCACCACTATACAACTTCATACGAACTGAAGAAAAGAATGGAATAGCCTTACCGCCTGGCGTTGTTGTATCGTCACCAAAGAATACACCAATCTTTTGTCTCACTTGATTTAGAAACACAAGAGCAACTCTTTGTTGACCAATAAAACGAATAGACTTTCTAAGACCTTGACCAATCATACGAGCGTGCATTCCAATCGTAGATTCGCCGTATTCGTTTTGTAACTCAACATCAGTAGATGTGCCAGCTACACTATCCCACACTATACAGCATAGTTTGTCGGGTTCGTTTTCTCTAATCTTACGAATAATGTCTTCAATAGCTTGAAATACTTTTTCTACCGACTCAACTTGTATGTAAACAAGTGAACCTTCTGGATAAGGTTTCAAACCAAGTAAGTTTAGGAAATCTTCATTACAAGCATTCTCTGTATCAATCAATACAGGAACACCGCCTTTGTCTTGACAATCTTTAAGAATCAAATATGACAATAAGGATTTACCTGTAGCCGCCTCACCAGATATTTCGGTGAGGCGACCAACTGGTATGCCCCCATCGGCATTTTCATCATTAGAGATGATTGTGTCTAATACTGTAGAGCCAGTGGATAGCCACTCTTTTACTTCGGGTGGACTATCACCTTTACCAAGAATATAAGCTACATCGCCAAGTTTCTTGTTAAGACTCTCTACAAGTATTTCATTTAGAACTGAATCCTTCTGTATAGAAGATTCAGATGATTTTATTTTCTTTCTGGCCATTACTTAAAGTCAATGTCCTTACCTTTACCACCAAGCAAACCATCAAAAGCAGCATCAATCTTTTTACTGGTCTTGTCTTCCTCAGCGGCAACAGTAGTGGTAGAACCATTGCCAAAGTCGCGGGTAGAACCAGCAGATGAATCAGAATCATCAGCATTGGGATTGATGTGCTTGTCAAGAGCAATCTTCATCTCTTCAGCAGGGCTGTAGTCAAAGAGTGTCTCAACAGGTGTAACACTATCAATGATTTTTTCAATATCACTCTTTGAACCAGCCAAAGGCGTAGGCTTAAGAGCGGTAGTGATGGTAGTAGGCATCAACCAACCATTATAGCCAGGCTCAACTGTAACCATCAAGTCCAAACCTTCATTGGCATCAGTGATATCAACATTCTGACGCAAACCACTACGAACATGATTTAGAACTTCCTTATAAGTAGTGCGAGGTGAAATACTCCACCAACGAATACCCTTATCTTCTTGACCACGAACCACAATAGGAACGTAAACACGGAGCGTAGGCGCCATCGTCTTAAACATCTCCTTGAATGATTCATCGTTGGTCTTAGTATACTCATTCCAACAAGTGGTAGCGAAATCACAAATAGGGTCAGGCTCACCCTTCATCTTGTTGGGACACAAAAAAGTGCGACCACCAATACGAAAGTGAAACCACAACTCTCTGAAAGGCATCTCCAAATCTTCCTTGTAAGGAGCGATACGAATCTGATGTTCTCCCTCTTCAAGTTTAACCAAAGCATCTTGGTTCTGATTAGAGCTACCGCCTTTGTTATCAAGGCGATCCAAAGCATTGTTGATTTTGTCCAAACTAATAGGCATAAGTTATATCTCCTTTGCCATAATGAAACTGCATGATGGGGTTTGTTTATCATAATAATAAACTATACACATAATATAAACAACTTTTTCTATTTTGTCAAGCACTTTTTTTCTTCAAAACAATCACACGATTCACCACATGATTGAAATGGTTTATCTCTAAATCTTGATAATAATATAAGTAATAAGGTAGGAATTGTCAAGCATAAAATGCATGCTATAGCAATTTTTATTTCAACACCAACCAATGGGTTCATCCTCTTCACTCTTTTGCTCTTTATTGCCCAAAAGAGCAAGAGCAATAAAGAGCAAAGGTGATAGTAATAAGATTAGTATTTTAGTTTTGGAAAATGGTTTCTTCCCAAATTTGAGATGTTTTAGGATAGATTTGATGTAGGACGTGCCTGACCGCCTTGGCATATTCTCTTATCTCCCACTGAGAGTCTGGTTTATCTCTCAATTCAACAAAGTTCATTAGTGCTTGAAATGATGCTGTCCAGATAACTTCTGTATACTGTGACAACGGTAACATAACTCTTGCTTGTTCTTTTGCTACTCCAAGTTTTAGTAACTCTTCGTAATTATGTTTGATTAGTTTTATCGCGTTTTCATATCTTTCGCTGGCTTCTTCTTGTAGCGGGATTTCACCCACGCTCGCCTGCTTTGAGTCTGGTGACTGCTGACGCCAGATTTCGGGAAAATAATATTCCTCAACCGGCACATAACGGCCACTAATTTCATTCCAAGCATGATCTTTTGTAGAGTGTGATGATGACGTTTCAATTCCAACTACGTGTTTATACGCCTGTCTCATAACGAACTCTGGCGCTTTTATGTGTAGTTGAACTATAAGATGCCTAAACGGTGAGAAGTGTTTGTGTTTAGCGAGGTATCTAACAAGTTTTTCATCTGATTTTTCATACGTTTCTTTTCTCTTTCCAAAGGATACACGGGCAGAATTTACTACTGTTAAATCTGTGCCGCAAAAATCTAACAACTCTACGAAACCCTTGTCCAAAACCTTTGGCTTGATAGCAAACTTACCTTCCATCGTATAAATCTTCCTCTAATTCATCAAAGTTAGGGTCATTATAGTCAATGTTTTTTATTGCTGTCTTAGTATTACTTCTTCGTGTCTTACGTTGATTCTTCTTTACTCCACGATTGGGCTTAACTACTTCACTCGCATCTTTTCTGCGATTTGTCCGAGCCATTTCTTTCCTTTCTAAAATTTGGTCATACCTAATATTTGGTTTATGGGTGCAAACAATCCTGTCAACTTATAAGTGTTTCCCTTATAGTCAAAAACGATTCCCTCACTAGGAACAATTTTATTGAAACCACCTGCTTTCTTAAATCTCTGTATTTGTCTTTTTAGTTGCTTCAGTTTGGTGATATCACCCCCTTTACGTAGATCGGAAACAGTATTTCCTAAATCTTTCTTCATGTCTCTTACACCCTTTGCGGGTGATACAGCGATAAAATTTTTGGCGTTTTCTAAAACCTCAGCTCCTAGTGAGAGAAATACATCCTCAAAAGGTGCTACATTTTTCTGAAACAATCCTTTTGAATCAACCTTGTCAAGTTTACTTGCAAAGTTGTAAATCTTCTCATCTTTTAGGTTGGCCTTACTCAGAGCAAAACTCTTGTCACCTTCAGCAAATCTTTTCACTAGTTTTACTTTCAAGTCCCTACTTAGTTTCACTCTACTCTTACGTGCTTCTTTTTCTACCATCTGTAGCCAAAATTTTCTATGGTATTGTAATAAATTATCTTTGTCACCTAAACCATATTTTCTTTGTAATACAGAAATTCTTTTGAGGTATTTGTCTGCATTCTTTGAGAAATCTTTTGACTTTGGTAATTCAACTGCTTGTGGTCCTCTAATCTCAAACGTGTCTTGTTTGTTTTGGTTGATTTGTTTTATCATACCAGCAAGCTCTTTACCTTCTTTTGATGATGACCCTACTTTGTTTCCACCCGCATCAAACTCGTTGACACCGTGAAATTGTAGTAAGTCCATATTATAAGGTATTACATTCCTTGTTGGTTGATAAATGATTTCTATATTCATCCATTTATGACCGTTGTCAAATATACGACTTCTTTGTTTCTCTGTCAAGGAAGAAATAGCTTTCTCTAAATCGACCATAGATGAAACAAATGCTTTTTCTAACTCACCTCTACCAGCAAACATCTTCTTCATACCTGCAAGAGTCAAACCATTCTCACCAAAGTTCTTACTCTGTGTCTTGTTTCTTGCAGCAACTAGTTGACCATTATGCCATGTTATGTTTAGATTTTGACCGTCTGTTTTCTCACTTACCTTTTCTATCTCCATACCACCAGTAAGTAAGGCACGTATCATCTTCTTCATTTCAGCAAAGGTCATGTCAATGTTTTCCCACGGGTGAGCCATGTGACCACTGGCACCACCTTCTTGTAGTACGTGTTTTAATTTCATTTATTTTCTCTATGCCTGTATATCTAAATTGTCACCAAGATTGTTTGAGTGTTTTAGTCTTTTTGGTTTTCTCTTACAAAGACAAGAGGAACACACACCATACCGTGCTAAATTTTTCACCGTGTTTCCACACTCAGTGCATCTTGTCTTTTGTTTGGGTGGTATGTATTCAACATAATAGTCTGTGTTTTTTACTGGCCTTATAAGCATACTACGCTAACTTGTTTAAGAGCATCTTCTCTATAGATGGATTGTTGAAACCTGTAATCTGTTTAAAAATATCTTTTCGTTCTTTTGGTGATAGGTCTTTATTACTAAGGGCTTGACGTATGGCAGTGCCTGACATTTCTTGACCATTCACCTTCAAAGATACGTGTGGAACAATGTAGATGTATCCACGGTCTTTATATGATGAAAGTTCTGCACCCTTCTTATACTTATCAAAATACTTACCAGATACTAGTCTATCACCGTCCTTAGCACCGACAGCCCATAAGACAGCGGTATCGTCTGGCAACTTAGATGTAATCTCATCTGACCTGTAAGGATTCTTTACTTTGACAATTTGTTTTGCAGGTATACCGTAAGCACTAATGACCTTCTTTTTCTCATTGAAGTTTAGTGGACTCTTGTCACCAGTTTTATCACTGGTAGCAACAAAGACGTTGGCTTTACCAAACTTACTTACTAAATGTTTATATGCTTGGAAGTGATGACTTCCCATTGGTTGGAATCTGCCAGGATATATGACAACTGTTCTTTGTCCCTTTATTGCTTCTTTTAGTTTCATTTGGAATTTCTCAAGCTAGTTTTTATGAAATGCTATATCTATAAATATCTGTCTATTAGAGAAAGAAACTCCTTTGCTCTGTATTCAGTTGTATGATATTTTAGTAGTTTAGTAAAACCTCTATCAGCAATTTTTCTGGCTTCTTCGGGGTGACCCACATAATACTTGGCCTTATCTACTAACTCATCTAAATCATTATAGATGACAAAATCTTCTTCATCTATATAGGTGTTAGTCCAAATATACGGTTCAATAGGTTGATACATGACCATACACCCATTAGCAAGACTTTCCCAAAAGCGACCTGTTTGTCGTGCCTCTCCACAACCGTAAGCATCCACACTTATCTTAGCGTTTAAAAGTTTTTTGAAGTATCCATCAAAGTGTCTATCACCTGTGTCAACACTAGTCAATGCTGCACCTTCTCTATACTCACCAACAAAAACAGTTTCTTCACGACCAAAAGCATCCTTGAGTGATTTCATAATACCGTATCTATGTGGTCGTTTTTCACAAGCAGACATGATACAAACTAAATCATCTGTTTTGTTTTGCCACAAATTTATATGGGAAACATTAGGTTTAGTGAAGTGTCTATCTTCCGCAGCGAAAATAAGAGTCTCAACATTATTGCCTACAGGCTTTCCATTTATCTCTAAAATTGAGCCGTTTAATTCTCTCTTTATATATAGTTTGTATTTATTGGGGTCATCTTCATATGTGTAATAATCACTACCATCTAAAAATATGTCTATCTTACCTTGTAGTTCGGAAACCAATGGGCCGATTATGTTTTTGTATTTTGACTCTAATGCAGAATGAGACAGCATTACATAGTCTGCCATTTCTGCTACTTGTATTTGTGTCTTAAGATTTTGTACAGTATTTTTACAATAGTTGTGACTTGTATTTGAAAGTACTTTTATTCCATCTGACTTATTAAGTCCCTCAACAAGTGTTGCTGTTGAATGACAGTAATGATGTGGTGATATTACAAATAAATTTTTAGTTTTCATCTACGATTAGCTTTTCTACTCTCTCTGGCCATCTTTAGACGAGTCTTTCTTGTCTTTCTCCAACGTCTTGTGTATGGAAACTTAGTCTTTGGACGAGGTGAGCCGCCTAATACTTTTGTATCTTGTTTTCTTTCTTTGCCTTCTTGTTCATCAAAGGCGTCCATCAACTGTCTTTCTAAACTACCGATACTATTCATTATTTTTTTCTTCCTTCCATTATCATTTGATAAAGACGTTCGTAAACTGCCCGATTATCAGCTCTCCAATATTCTATATCTTCAGATATTCTACCGAATGTTTTTAGTTGTCTTTCGTAATAACCGGCCTTATCAGTATCTCTATTTGTGTATTCACTACCATCAACTTGGTCTAAGGTAAATAAGTCACACACTAAACTATCAAACTTACATTCACTACCGTTATTTTTAGCAATAGAAAATGCTTTCTCTATGACCAT